TGAATACGGATTCAAGTTTAGAATCATCACCATCAAACAATTCTGATGATGAATCAAATTCAGATTTATCGTAATTACGATATCCTTCCACTTGACGAATCTTCAACTTGAAGTTAGCCCCACTCCAGAAATCAAATGGATTGACGGGCTGTTCATCTTCAAATTGTGGCTGCATTACATCCATAATCTTATCAAAGATTTTCTTACCATACTTGTAAAGGAATACTTTACCCTCATTTTGTGGATTTGCCGAATCGGAAATCACAAGGATGTTTGAAACATGATGAAGACGACGCTTACGTTGGCGAGCAACTTCTTTATCAGATTCAATACCACTATTCCATAGTTGAGTATTCATTTCACTTACTGGGTCTTGTTGTCCGATTGAAGTCAAAGACTTTTCGATGTACCATTTTCCAGTCGGCCCTTTGAAGCCATGATCCCAATAACGAACCCAAGGGAGGTCTTCACCTTCGGTTGCTGGAAGAAAGCGAATAACGGCATAACCATTACCTGCTTTGTCTACTGTTGGTGCCCACATACGATCATCACCATAAGACTTTTTTTCAGAAGTTGATTCTGCAGCCTTAACTAGATTTGCGATTGCTTGTGCACGTTTTTGTTTTAGTTCTTGGAACGACATATTATTTTATTTTTGTATTTGTATTTTTAGTATTGTATTGTATTGTATTGTATTTAATCGACTGATAGTATTATATCACGATATCACTCTTTTGTAAATAAAGAAATGAGATTATCCTTAATTTTTTTTCTATCTATGTCGATTAAGCTGTTTTTGTATTTCATTGCCATCAGAGCATGATCACGCTTCATTCCAAGTGGATCATTTAAATTTGACAATAAAGGTTTAATAAAATTGACCATAAGATCAATCATAGAAATAGTTTCAATGTTTATATTTTCCTTGCAGAATTCGTTAATTAGAATATTTTCACCATTCTTACAGGAACACAATTCATTAAAATCATATTTAGAGAGTTTATTTATATCATTTTTAAATCTATAAGAGAAAGATTCTAATCTACCTTTCCTATCATTAAGATTTGTTTCATTCATATCCATTATCCAAGTACATCCTGCAATGAAATTGGAAGTATAGAATTCAATGAGTTCTTCTTTGGTTTTATATTTTGATGCAAGTTTTTCAAATGAATATTTAAATCTTAGTTTCTCATATGTATTAGAATTTACACGAGTCTTGAAATTGTACTTATAAGCATCAAAGTTTTCTTGCGTATAATGTAACTTTAATGCACTGTATATTGTATAGGCTTGGAATCCACTCATCATAATTCTGATTCAAAATAGCAGGCGCCATTCATTCTCAATTGACTTAATATTTTTCTACCTAGAATATAATCAGCATAATCTGAATGATCATTAGGATGTATTCCACTTAAACTTTCACCATCAGTGCCTTCATAATATTCTTTAACATCATTTAAATCAATATTGTCTTCAATCTTTTTTAATTCACTCTCAATAATATCAATGTGTGATTCATCAAAATTATAATGAATATGTGATGCTACTCCTTCACAACCAAATCGATCAGCTGCATATGATGATTGCACTGTAAAACAGAACTTACCTTCAATGTCTCCTGTATAATATCTTCCCATAATTTAGAATAATTTAGATGTATCACTCTTTATGATATTCCTATCAATGGCTTCTGCTTCAAGCTTAGTCTTAAGTGGACCAGTTACTATTCTTTTTACATCTTGTGGATCAATCATTAATTTTTCACAAATATCACATATTGCCTCAGCGTATGTCATTTTATCTTTATGAACTAATATTTCCGCTTGGATTCTCAGGTCTTCTTTTGTAATACTTGGTGTGATAACTACAGGTTGTCTCATAATGTTCTTAATAGGATTGTATCTTTGTTGATTCGACCATTCACTATTCCTCTCTTAGTTTTTAAACCATCGATCACTTTTGTGAATTGTTTTTCTGTTTTCTTTAATAGAATAGGAATTATATCATCGGGCTTACGAATTGTCAATGAGAAACTTTTGTCTTCATTCCATTCTTTTAAGGTTGTTCCCTTTACACTAATTGGATTATCAGCTACATAAACACCAAGTCTTCGATTTTTTGTATTGAAAGTAAGAATCATTCTTGAGCCTGGTACATTCAGTGGCGATACAGATTGGACTCCATAAGTATCATCAGATTCTTTATAATTAAGTTTCTTAACTTGTAGTGCTGCAGACTTCACTTTCTTATTTCGAGGTTTGCGAACCTTTTTATTCGTTGCTGAATATTTATCAAGCTGAAGAATCATATCTTTAATTGCTTTCAATCGATTACGAATAGCAGGTTTGGATAAGAAAGCCCAGCCCTCTACATCAAATTCATTTTCTTTATCAATTGCATTTTGTAAACTTGTTTCATATTTCTGAAGCCAGTTATATATCTCTTTCAATCCTTTTACGGGAATAGAGTTTGCTTTCAAGAGTTGGACTAAATTAATAGACTCAACTTTTGTTTGTGATTCTGCCCAATCATTATCATCGATCATAACTTCCAATTCAGAGATGATGGTTTCATTCACTTTATTGGAGAGTCTCTCAAGTGGTGAAATCATCTTTACTCCATCATCACTATTCAATGAGGCTTGAGATTTTTTGTTCACGATATTTTGGCGAATGACAGAATCAACTTCATCTTTGACATACACATCATCGTTATGAGGTTCATCAGCAGAGAGCCCTGGCTTTGTTTTAATATATTCCATCACATCTTCTCGTGTTGGGAGCATACCATTATTCATAGCCCTAGCGAGTTTCATTGCGGTAAAACTCACACATCTTTCTCCACCAGATTTAATGGCTTTGATTTGATCTTTAGTATATTTATTTGATACCATCCAGTTAATTAGATCATCAAATAAATCCTTAGAGGAGCAGTAGTAGTTATAGAAATTGAACATACGAGAACGCTCATTCATAAACTTTTCGATTGTCCAAGATTGACAACCATCCCAAGATGGCTCTTCTCCTGTGTACTTGTGATCAACTGCCGCAATTCTGCCGTAACGGTCAAAGATTCTATTTTTCTTCATTAATATATTGGTCTGCTGTGTATCGGGTTAAGATGTCAAACTCCTCATTGATATCGTTTTCAGTAGGAGCTGTAGGTTTCAAGGGTACAAAGTCATCATTAATTTTCTTTGATTCCCGTTTTATTTTTTTCTTAGACTTCTTAACTATAGATTTAATTAAGTTTAATCGTTGTTCACTTGTCATAATATAGATTTGTATTGATTAATTTTAAATATTAGCGAAAGACTCTGATTGTTTCAAATCGACTATGTGTTTCATAGTGACCGGGTTCATGATAGATAACATCTCCACAAGCATTTCGGATAGTTCGACCCGGCACCCACACTTGTTCTCTGATCTCAATGACCTTTGTTGAAGGATATAATTTTACACTAGGTATATGTCTGGAATGACCATAAGTATGATGTCTACTTCTAGTATGAGACCGCCTATGTGATATTCCCTTTTCACCAAATATGATAGCACTTAGACCACCAATAATGGCACCCGTTTCAGAATCTCCATCACCAACATTATTTCCAATAACGCCACCCATGACCGCTCCAAGCAATCCTCTTTCAATAGTGGCTCGTGATTGACCGTATGTTAAACTTGCAGTAAGTAATACTGCACCGATAGTAATTAATTTTTTCTTATTCATTTTATTTATTTTTTAGTATATAGTATATTTATTTATAGAAGATGTGCCGACCTATCTTAGCGGTCACAATCATAGAATCAGCCCAGTATGGCGTATCGATATAATTTGCATGATAGTGATCAGCACCATTTGTAAAGTTTGTATTTGATCCTAATATCCTTTCTGCAATTTTCCAACGAGGGTGATTCTTTGCTTTGGTAATCGTGGCTTCTAAGGATTTTATTCCATCAGCCTTTCCATTCCAACAAGAGAATTGTTTTCTCTGTAGACAAACTTGAGCAAGTGTCTTGTTCCGTTTTTTGGCACGAGTCTTTATTACTTCATAAACTGCTTCAAGAGCCCCTATGTGATATTCACCACCTGCTTCCATAATAATAGTTGCTACAACTACATCGTTTGCATAAGGGCAAGGGTCGTATGTGATAGCCGAGGCTTTTTCAGCCAGTGCCAAAGTTCCGATAATAACTAAGAATGTAAATATTGGTAATTTCATAATGTATCCTATCTAAGAAGCCACTGCTTCATTTTTTTCAAGCCACTCGGCAAGTTTTTCTCCAGTCACAACATTGCCATCATTCATGGTGTAGTAAACCCTGTGATCACTGATATTTGAATCGGGGTGAAGAAGCCATCTCTTATATTTCGAGACGATCTCATCACGCATCTGTCCAGAATTGTTGTCATCGACAGAACAATGGAAAAGATCATTTTCCATGGTCACGTGAATGTTGGAATGCCATTCATCCTCGGCTGGAATCGAATCAATATCAGAATGACAATCGGTAAAGATCACAAAGACCTCGGAGTAGTCATTCTTGTGAGAAATCGCTTTCTCAAAAGCCACGACATCTACAGATGGGTAGAGAACATAGGTCTCGCCACCCTTGTTCTTCCAATACTGAGGACATTCCCCGGTTTCATCCCAATTGTGGGCGCCATAATTTTCGCGATACTGAGTAGTGACAGTGTGAATCTTATTTTCCATAATCAATCTTATATGTATATTATAATCTATTTTTCCTAATTTGTAAAGTATTTTATCTAGTTGAGTATCAACGGGTTACGAAATTGGATTTTTCTTTTTGATAAAATTCATAAGTCATTGATAATCAACCTATTTTTTGAAGTTTTTGATCCGAGTGATCAACTCTTTTGCGTAGAGATCACGGTCATGAATAACGGCATGACTGCGAGTGATGCCATTGACAGTTTCAGTGATACGAGTTTCTGATTTAGTATTTTTAATTGTTATCATAAAATTATATTATCTCTACTTGTTTTAATGACTTAAGAGAAACTTCTGCTCGGATTGAGAAGAATGCGAAGTCCGCGTTATCACCCATTGCGATTGGGAGATAATCTTGAGCTTGTTCAAGAGTGATTTCTGTATGCTCCCCAGTGCGAGTGTTGGTGAGGTCGAATATGTTACCATATCCCTTGTAGTCGATGATGTATTTTATTTTCATAATTTAGTAAGTCTTTCTCAATCTTAGGTCTATATTATACTCTACTTTTGTTGATTTGTCAATAGATGGAAGTCTTTAAGTATCAAGTAGTTATGAACCCTTAAATAACTTAGCCAGAAAATTCATAAGTTATTGATACTTAATAATTTAGATAAATAGAGGTATGATCACAGATGAAATAGTAAATTCTATGGTTCCCCAAGAGAGAGGAATATCTGATTTGGGCGAAAATGCAACATTTGAGCAGATTAACCTATCCTGCATATGGGAACCACGGGATAATGATCAGTCAGAATATGGTGTATCTGCAGTAATCGGATGTGAATTTATTTCTACAGATGTGAATGATCCTCTTATCACAAAATCTGTAGATAATGATAAAGTGAACATAACGGGTGAATATGGAATAAGTACATTTGATCGAATATCTTACGAATTCAAAGACATTGAAACAAATGAAACTTTTCATGTGAAGGGTTGGCCGCCAACAGACCCTAGAATAAAATATATGTATAAATTAAATCAAGACCCTAGAGAGATACGAGATGTTAATTACATCGTAGACTTTCTTATCGAATTTGATTTCAGCAGTCTTTTGGTTGCTCCGCCTTCGACTGAAGTACCACCACCACCGCCACCAACACCATCAGAATTAGGAATTATAACTGACTCTGTTGGTTCGAATTATAATTTCTATGTGGATGAATCAACAGAAAAAGCATATAGAAAAGATAGAGTTATATTTAATCAGACTGTTAGAAATTACAGTTTTAGAAAACTGGCACCAGAATTGAAAAAGATTTTGGACTCTATGGAATAATCATAATATGGAAATCGATAATACTACACTGACTCGTGTAACAGAGTTTCAAAATTTTACATCAGCCGTCGGTGTCATCAGTCTTGCTGACGAAGAGTTACTCGGATTAAGGATAGATATTGTAGCGCCTGATAATTTTAATTTGGGTCTTACTAAAATCGAAAGCAGAGAAAATTTATTAGTAGGATTGACTGGAAAATACACAGGCATATTTAATACAGAAATATGGTATTTTAAAAAGAATGATATAGTTGATTTAGATTACAGTAAAGGAGCTGGTGATCCAGAGTTAATATCAGATAGTGAATTTACTAAACTTAAAGAAAAATATCCAGATTTGCCTGTATCTCAGCCAATTGAAACAAATGATTATCTTACAATACCAGAGAATCAGAGAATGGTGGCTTACATACAATCTTCAGAATTAACCAAGACAGTTTCATACACGATTACAATAGATTATCATAAATATATAGATTCACCATTCATTCTTCCTCCACACTTGAATGTTGAAGAATATAATATCTATGATCATAGTGAACCACCTGAAGAAGTGGATAGAGAAACATTCATCATATCTCAAACAATAGATGGAGATACAACTACAGCGAGAAAAGTTATAAATAGTTATTATAATTAATCTTGTCAAACAATTTTTGTTTTGAATAAACCAATTATAATAAAAAGTCAATATCTTGTCAATAATAAAAAAATGGATAAATTATTAAACTACATATCAAATAATAAAATACTAGTTGCATTTATCGGAGTCACTATGTGGCTTTTAATTAATACAATATACAATCACTGGTTTGTAACTCATGTCCACACTCCAGTCTGTCCACACTTTTAAATGCCCGCGGTAACAAGAATTGGTGATGCTGATATAACCCACTGTTCGGGCATGGTAAGAGCGGCAGGTTCGCCAAATGTCTTCTGTAATGGTATTCCCATATCAAGATTAGGTGATCCAAATACTGGTCACCTGTTGCCTGGTTCACCATGTCCCGGTCATGTCGTCCCCATTGTATCAGGGTCTAGTACTGTAAAAATTAACGGAATTGATTGTGGAAGAATCGGAGACCCGACCTGTACGGCTGTGGCCGCGGGCTCTCCTAATGTATTTGCAGGAGGTTAATAAATGAATGGATTAGTTTTAATACTAATAATTTTAGGATTTACTGCGGTACCTTTGGTCTGCTTTCTACTATATGCATATTTCGAATATCAATTGAATCATAACCCTAATGATTTAGAAATGTCAAAAGAAGATAAGGAGTACTACGATAGTCTTCCTTTAAAATAAGTGTGTGATTAGAATTTTAATCTATATCCAACAAACACTTTATTCTTAAATACATCAGCATCTTTATTTAATAGATGCAAGCCTTGATAACCAAGCTCGGCATAGTGATTCTCATTGTATTTCCAAGCAAACGTGATGCTCGAAACAAAGACTTCCTCTTCTCTCTCTAATCCAATGTTGTAACGATTACCAATATCTTTATAAGATGTAAGAAGATGAGCACCCATAGCACTGACTTCAAGTTTTGGTGTGATTGGATATTTAATCATAAGAGATGTTTTCAAATTCTCTTTCATATTCCAATATGCTACAGACGAATCCATTACTTCATAAGTTGTGTTGAATCCAATCACTGTACCTTTTTCAGTAAAGTAAGTTATGTTGGCACCATAAGTCGGCACTGAGTATTCAGTAAGTGTACCATACTGGTCTTCGATCAATGCATCGATAATACCATAGTTGAATTTTATAATAGTTGAAGGATTCATGACATACGAGAACTGAGCATAATACGTATCAGTATCAATCGCTCCACGAGTTCCACTATAATCTAAGAATGACTTTTTACCAACAAGTTCTAATATGAATCGTTTACCAAGAATTTGTTCTGCTGCAAATGAATATGTATCTTTGGTAAAGTCACCATTAGTTAATTCGTTGCCACTACCTACAGGTAAGTTTTCAGACCAACGCTTGACATAGCTTTCGTAGCCACCTTTAAGTTTTAAGAGATATCGAGGTTGCCACGTTAGCAAGTACGTACTCTTATTCATAAAGTATGTTACATCAAGATCATCATCTAAATCACTTGGTTCTCTTTCAGAATGAGAGAATGTGTTTGCAGAATCAAGTGTAAGCTTTGGTCCAAATTCGTATTTGCTTTTAATGCCAATGTTACCAAACACCAATGTCTTACTGTCAACAGCCCTATGTCTTATTTCTGGTTGTGCCTTTAGATTTATTAAATCCCTAAAGAACTTACCATCGATTCCTAGTGATTGGCTATAGTAAAAGGTTGATGTTTGGCCGGACGAACCAGCCGCCCGCATAAAAACATTGTCATCAAAAAAGATTCGACTAAACGAAGTGAATTTAAGACCTCCTAAGCCATACGCTATAGATGTTACCACTAACAATAATGTACATAACAAAAATCTCATAATTTAATCTGTTCTGCGTTTCGTTGCTATGTATAAAAATGCAAGGATACCTACAAGTAAAGCATAGGTTGATGATTCAGGCACTGTACTAAAATATAGATCGCTTGGTCCATTAATCTCAATATCCATTGAGCCAAGTGCATTGGCTTGAAAAGAAGTAAATACTACTAGATATTCTTTTTCCTCTAAGTCGAATAGACCGTCAAATGCACCTTCGCCTGTACCAGTTCCTTGTCCACTATTAAGACTCTGACCTCCACCAAATCCAACCGTTGATGATGAGTTAAAGATTTCTGGCATACTAGTTATAACGTTGGCTAAATCAAAAGTGTCACTATCATACAACAATACTTGTGTATCGACTGTCGAACCATCTGATCCTTGCAATGAGCTTGAGTAATTAGAGAAACTAAAATTATCACCTGCACTATCAGGAGTCATATATATGTACTCGTAATATGTACGGTCTGTAGTATTTTCTGGTCCACCCGATGAGCCACTAAACCCTTCGATATATTGGTCATTTTCTAAGACAACATCTAGGTCATAATAAGAATAGTCAGCGTTTGCACCAGTGAGTGGTCCTAGTATGCTAATACTAGCGAATGCCGGGACGGCCATTAATAAAAATAGTATTAACCATTTATACATAATACTACTCTCCTGCTACTACTGCTTCGCCACCGATAACTCCAAGCATATTAAGTACGATGAGTACGACTACAAGACCTACTACTGTTTTCTTTTTATTGGCTTTTACCCAATTGATTACTGTTGCGATGTATTCCATTTTATTTTTTTCCTATTAATTTACCCATTAATCCAAAGATTTGTCCAAAGAGACCTAAACCTTTTCCAAGGAATGAATCTTTCGGTATGAGCATTGTTAGCATTGATAAGATACCAATCGTTGCAATTGCTATCTCGATTAAATTTCCTTTACATTGTTGAAATATATATTGTATCATTCTTCGTCTCCTCCATTGCAGTGACATTTGCTACGTGACATATATCCTGCCACAATACCAATGATGCCAGTGACTGACATCTTTAACAAATTAATTACTCCTTCATCGACAGGCTTATGCTCTTTAATAGAAACATAGAAGTCTCCTATAGTAATAACAAACAACAAAGTTACTAATCCTATTACTAGTGTAAATACTATTTTATCTTTTGTATTCATATTAATTAGAAGCGTATAGTTGATTAGAAGGAGAAACAATTATTGTGCCTTCGTCGGGTGTAATCACTTGTTCGATCACATCGTCGATCGCTGTTATTTCAATGCCTGGATCGATTAAAATATCATCAACTATTACCTCAGCATTAGTTACCATATCAGAAATATCTATTTCTACTGCCTCTACTTCAATCTCTGTTACCATTGCGTGAGGTTTAATGTCATCTATTCCATCAATAGATATGTCTTCTACTTCGACCTCAGTGTCAGTAGAAATGGGTGGGGTCTCCGTTTCTGATTCGACTTCTGCGATCTCAATCACAGGTTCCTCATCAGCAGATATATCACCTTGTTTAACCACCTCCTCTTCATTAGTATTAATACCAAATAACGAAAGGAGACCACCACCACCAGATTTCTTTACACCATTCGATTCTGCAGTATCGGCGTTTGCTTCAGGGTTTCCTGCCTGTTTGCCTCCGTCAACTTCTGTCTCAGACGTTTCCGTCTTAGACTCTTCAGTAGACTCTTCTTCTGTTTGCTCATCTGGTACTGTGTCGCCATCTTGTGTTGGTTCTCCTTCTTCAGAATCAGGTTCTTCATTATCATCTCCTCCGCCGGTGAGGAAACTGAAGAAACCTTTTTTCTTCTTGGGTTTTTCTTCAACCTGCTCCTCGGCTTCGGGCTCAGGTTCGTTAGATTCTTCTTCAGATTCTTTATTTTCTGATTCAGGCTCTGATTCTTCTTCAGGCTCTTCAGCCTTTTCTTCTTCATCGCCTCCTAAAAGTTTTGAGAAGAAACCTTTTTTCTTTTTCTTAGGCTCTTCTTTTTCTTCCTCTACATCTTCCTCATTCGAATCCTCATCCTTTGTATTAGATTCAGTAGAGGTCTTAGTGGATTCTTTAGAATTTTCTGTCTCTGGAGTTTCTTCTCCATCCGGTTCTGTTCCCTTAGATATTGTTGTAGTCTCATTTGTTCCCTTTGATTCTGGTTGAGTAGGTGGGTCTAAATCAATTTCTATATCACCCATGCCAAGAATTGTAGTGAAACCTGCAAGAGGATCATCCCAATTAATGTTAGGGTGCTCAAGTTTAACTTCTTCCCATTTTTCTTCAGCAACTTGTTGAACTATTCGTGTTTCTTCAACCACTGTATCAACTTGAAAATATGCTGCAGAACCTAGAGCTATAAGACCAGCAGGGCCGAGTGTAGCAGCCTGATTCCCAAGTTGTTCTAAGAAGCCTGGTGGCTTCGTTAAATCTTCTGAGACAGTGGATTCACCTTCTTCATCATCTTCAAACTCAAATCCAGGCTGGATTTCATTTAACAGAGATGATGATGCTTTTTTAAGAAGTTCATGTTCCTCATTTGGTCTATCCGGCTTAGACAACCTCTTGACCACGTTGATTGCCTCTTCAAGGTCTAACTCTTCTATAGGTTTTTTCTTTTTAGCCATAACTAACTAACTTTATTTATACTCAGACATCATTTTTGAGTATATTTTCTTTCCAAAAACTTAAAACATATAAATAGAAATATGTTTGGATTAATAACAATGTTACTCACAACACTCGGTGCCACGGGAATGGGATCACTTTTAAAAATGGTTGGTGGATTTGCTGCAAGTATTGCAGATGCACGAACTGCCGCCGCTAAACGCGAACTTGCAAGAGATTTAGCATTATCAAAAGCAAGTATCGAAACTCAAAATGCTATATTCGGAGAAGCCAATGAAGAAACATCA